CCGTGATCGTCGCGGCACTAGCCGCAGTCGTCGAGGTTTTCTCCGTCGCGTCAATGGACAACTTGGTCCCCAGCACGCTCGTCCCGGCCTCGTTGATATCCACGATCACCGTGGAGCCCGTAGGGGCCGTCGTCACCGTGGCCCTCACAGCCGTCAACGTCATCGCAAACGGCATACGGAACGTCACCACCCCGGTCCCCGTCGCCAGGTCTGTGGTTTCGTCAGAGCAGGCCACACCGATAACCTCAGACTGACCCTGCCAAGCCAGGCCCGTTGTCTCCCCAGACGCAGCGACAAGAATCTGCCCATTGGTGCCGACCGCCAGGCGGGCAGGAGTGTTATCGGCAGAGGCGGCAACGAGGTCACCCTTGGCGTCAACTAGGGCATTGGGGACGCCACCACCGTTAACGAACGCATTAGCCTCATCAAAATCCCTACCAGAAACACCATGCCTAAACACAGCTCCAGCAGAATGAGACACAGCAGAAGTGCCATCAACACCACGAGTCACAGTCAACGTAGTGCCAGCCACATTAGTGACTTCCACAACCTCCTCAGAGGCAGTGTCAGGATCAATGATCGCCGTGAACGGGACAGACGCGGGATACCCTGACAGGGCAGTCACCGTGATAGACGTAGCCGAATTAGACGCGGAAGCAGACAGCGTAGTCGCAACCGCCGTAGACGAATAGTACCTGCGAGCCATCTCTCCTACTTCCGGTAGTGAACAGGTGTATTGCGAAGATCACGGAACCTGGCAAGCTCCTCACTCAGACGCTGCTGGTACAGCGCATACAAAGTGCGAGCAACATTGGAGGCAGAACCAATCTGCCGACGCTCATCGAAGAACCCAGCCTGCACACTGGACGGATCCAACAGAGCCACATCAACTGAAGACACAAGCCGTGCAGCAGAACCGAGAGCGACTACATCCCGGCACGACGCAGGCAAGCCTGCCGTAACCTCCAGGGTGTCCGTCCCTAAGGACAGCGCAGTCGGTTCCTTTAGGTACTGAACCTGCACAGTACGACCCGGCACAATCGTGTCCCATATTGTGATCGTCTTCCCTGTAGCAAACTGAGTCGTGTTTGCGTTGGCGTCAAACATCCAACGCTTCGCTGGCTCCCACACCCGTGACGGACCCACAGACTGCCAGGTCACTTGCTGCACCGCATACGTGGCCGCCGGCAAACCGTAAGTGCGTACAGCCGCAACGAATGTCAACTCCGTCACACCCGTAGCCTTCAACTCCACACCGATACTTGAAATGGTGTCGTTGATGGCACGCTTCACGAAATGCCTAGGGAACAAAGGATTGAACGTAACACGGCTGTTGTCATCATGGGCAGCAGCAGTAGTGCCATCAACAGCGCGACCCCACGGCTGCAACGCCACAGCGTTACTCGTGATCGCATCGATGTACACCAGCTCGTCATCAATCTCCGCACGACCCATACCCAGTCGGCCACCGTTATCCACATTGAACGCGGTAGCACTGGAATTGAGTGAGCCGTCAAGAGCCGTCACCGACTCCTGCGAACGGACATACCCACGCAGCATTGACAGCACATCATCTGCCAACTCATTGAACGTGGTCACAGAAACACCTCCGTGGTCACAACTTCCTCAGTCACCGTGTAACCCTCAGCAACCAGTTCATCCTTCAAGTCTGTTGACAGCACATGGTCACGGCCACCAGCCAGGTAGTAGGTGGCATTCAATGTGCGCTCCAGGTCAGGGTGGGCAACCTCCACCCAGGTCCCAGACTCCTTCAACAGTGAGATGCCCTCATACTCCTTGTATGGAGGCACACGCCACTGATACGTGTTGACAGGGCCACGTAGTACCCAACCCCTACGGGTCACGACAGCGTTACCGAAGTCGTTAGACGGATCCACTGGGCCTGGAACGATGAACACTGTGGCGAGCGTGTCAGCGTCACCAAACGCCAATGTGGAGGCAAGCCCACCGGGAGCCATCACCGCAGACAGGGCAGGAGTACCGACACCGCCACCAGCGGCAATCCCGTCAGGGTTCATGGAAGTGAACGCTTCGGCTGTGCCGATAGCAGCACCAGAGGCAATACCGTCAGCGACAGAAGTAGCCGCCGTAGAGGCGGTGCCGACAACCTCAGCACCAGCAATCCCGTCAGGGTTCACAGAAGCTGTCAGGCTGGGGGAGCCCTCGGTGGTGGCACCAGCCACCCCTGACGCCGTAGAAACGGTAGTGGTGCTGGCTGTACCCAACGCAGCCGCAGAAGCCACCCCATCGGGGTATGCAGTCTTCGGTGTGTTGTCAATACCCAGTCCAATGACTGGGCGCTCCGTTACATCAATAACGGCAGCCATCTAGATCAGAGGCTGAAAATCTTGTTAGCGCCTGCATCCCACACGACAGTGATGTCACCACCGGCAGGCTTGATCGGAATACCCGTGCCCGTGTCAATCCAGGCAATGACACGCTGGCTCGAGGCGGCAACATCAGAGCCACCACCAACAGCAGAGGACTGGTAAACCAGCAGGCTGTGGTCATTCGCGTCCGTGCTGGGAGTCGTGAACGTCACATCGTCAGCGTCAAACACGCCATTCGTGACCGACTTCGTGGACAACCCAGACGAGGTTGAATGCAAAGTGCCACCGGCACCTGTCACATCAGACACGAACTCGTGGCTGCCGCTGTACGTGTAGCCACGCACCAGCGACACCTTAATGACAGCCGTATCCAGATCAATAGATCCGTCAAGAAAGCCTTCCTTGGCCTTCGGGTAAACTGCGTTCGCCACCTACTTCTCCTTAACTCGCAATTTGTGCCGCAGCAGCGGCAGGGCCAAGACCGGACGTTCCGGCAAGACTGTTCAAACAGGCAGTGATGCCCAAACCAGACGTAGAGTTCTTCGCATTCAATGCACCCTGTAGGTGCAAACCGTTAGTGCCTGCCCAGGCATTAGCCGCACCAGGCGTATCCAGGAACGCATCAGGCGTGGGATACGAGGCACCGCCATTAGCGAGGCGATTCAACTCAGCACACAAGGACCGCATCAGAAACTCACAATCTTGTCTGTCTTAGGCGAGTAGTGGGCACCGTTATTGAACGTCTGATTAGTTGCGTCGTAAGCGGCCCCGGCACGCTCACTCAAATCCATAGCCGTTCTCACGGCAGCAGCAGTGGTCCCTGCCGGCTGCACACCAGCAGCCCTGGCTTCCCGGTACAGAGCCAGTTCTTTATGCACGTTCTTCTCGGCAGTTGCATCCAACCCGGCAGCACTCTTTGCATACCCCACACGCAACCGAGCAGCGCGGATGCAGGCACCGTAACTGGAATGATCCTGTGTCAAACATGCTGTCCTGCACGACACTTGAAGTCCCTTCTTCATGGGTGTGGGGGCCAGCCCACTATTTGACTGACCCCCACCCACAAGATGCTGACTATGCAGCGTTGATCGAGCTGGACGACTCGATGCGGTACAGCGCAGCCTCGCGCAGGCGAGCCCAGCCGAGAACCCCATACCCATGTTGTTACTCCCGCCTTCAAGGCGGGGGCCAGACGATTTCTCTCTGGCTCTCACACTTTTCCATCGTGTGAGATCGGACTGTATCTTCACCCGTTCTGGGTGCTTCGCGTGCAGTCTCTACGGACTCTCTGCTTGTGCAGGTTGCCTCGGTATTCCCCGTGCTTACTGGAGGGGTTCACCGATACAGCGAAGGAAGAACTCAGATGTTCCCATCTGAGGGGGCAGTAATAGCACCGCAGTGCAATGGATACCCAATGGGGCGTGCGCGCATGAGCTTGTCCGTAACCGGACCAATCACGGTGTGCGGCTCTTCAGCCACAGCCTCAGCAAGCGCCTGCTTGCCGACGAGGACCGTGCGGAACGCACGAGCCGACGAAGCGCCATCGGTCGCGTTGTACATGCGAGGAGTCTCAATGAAGTAAGCACCCTCGAACGTGCCGATGAACCCAGGCCAGAAGTTCTCCGAAGCGTCGTACTTGTGGAGATCCTGGAAGCCACCTGAACCAGTCTCGGCACGAAGGTCGTGCGAAACCTCAGGGTGGATGTAGCAGGCGTACAGGCTGCCCATGCGGGGCACAGCCAGACCGGCACGCAGCTTCGCGACAGCCTTGCGGATGTCAGCAGTCGTGATCGTGTCCTCAGCCGCGATCTCATTCGTGGCCGTCGGATCGGTCGCGCCGCCAGTCGCGTACAGCACGTTGCTGCCACCACGGAGCGTCGTCATCGCGACAGCATCCAGAGAGTCAGCCATGTTGTAAGCGAGGATGTCGGCAGCAGCCGGATCCACATCGGACAGGGAGAACAGACCCAGCTTGCGAGTGAGCAGGGCAGCATTGCCGTACTCATTCAGGGTCACCGACACGGTGCTGGTGTTGCTCAGAGCAACAGCATCTGGGTCAACATTCTCAGTCAGGGTCGACGTAGCCTGAGCCAGATCCGAGTAGATCTGGAACACGACAGACGAACCTGGCATGGCCTGCTGAACGGGCCGCTTATCAACGATGTCACGGATGAGCGGCTGCGAACGCAGGGCCATCTCAACGTATCGATCGTAAGCAGTCTGGACGAGATTCGTGATACCAGTCTGACCGGAGATCGAGGCAGTGCCAGTGTAGACATTAGCCATTGTTGAGATTCACCACCTTTCGCGTAATTGAAATGGGAACGTGCTAGTAAGCAGACGGCCCCGAAGTGTTTCCGAAGATCAGACGATTAAGTTCTTCCGGCGTAGACGCCGCCTGGATCATCGCCAGGATCTGAGATTCGTCACCAGTAGGAGCCTGTCCCGCGTTCATCACCTCAGACATGCGCCGGATCTCCGGCGGCACCTCTGACGGTTGACCACTCATCTGCTCCTCGGACGCCTGTACGCCACTCTCAGCCGGGTTCACCGGCTGGAATACGTCAGCACGCTCATCGAGCCATGAAGTGATCTCATCCTCAGAAGTCACCGAATCGGGGATCAGGTCAGCAATCTTCGGGTTGTATCCGCGAGACGTGAGAACTTCCTGCACACTGCGCTTCCGCGACTCTGTGCGGAACGAAGACAGTTCGCCTTCAAGTTCCTTGATGCGGCGTGTCGCCGCCTTGTGCGCTTTCCGTACTTGCGAAATAGCGCCATCATCGTAGTCATCGAAATCGTCAGGCAGGTCGTACTCTTGATTCGCCATAAGGCGTTCACCCTCTTCTCATCCGTGTGAAGTCGCCACCCACATACACACCTGGGGGAAGTTGTGTATGGCTGTGACTACCAGTCTTGATTCGCACCCTGGGGCTGGTTGATCCAGGTGTGGAGTGGAGCGTCAGGGATTTGCACCCTGGTCCCGTCAAGCGCCCTCTTGGGGATTTAG